ACTCGCCGGATAATTTGAAGTGCGGCAGCTTGATCCCTTCAAGCAGCTTGCCCACCTTTATCGGGAAGAAGTCTTTCACCTTGTCGAGGATCGCTTTGACTTTGTCCTTGGCAGTCTGTATAGGTGTAACGATCTTGTCCTTGATCGCATTCCATATAGAGGAGGCAAAGTCCTTGATCGCATTCCAATTAGCAGTCACCTCATTTTTCATTGCTGTGACCTGATTAGCTGCGTTTGTCTTGATCCGCGTCCATTCAGCAGACACTTTATTCGCAAGTCCTATAGCCCAGGCTTTGATCTGATCCCAGTGTTTATATATCGCGAGAGCTGCTACCCCGATGATTGCAGCTACTCCGAGGAACGCTACACCTACTCCGCCGATCACTCCGACAATTGTCGAGATGATCGGAATGAGCATCTGCACGAAGCTGATCACTTTTCCTACGCCAATGATGATGGATCCGATCCCTGACAGCAGTTTCCCACCCATTAAGAGCAGCGGCGCTGCTACTGCTATAATGGCCATTACGGCAGCAATGATGTTCTTTGTAGAAGGTGACAGAGCATTGAACTTATCAATAAGTCCCTGGATAAAAACGGCAGCCTTTTCAACATACGGAGCAAAGACATCGCCTATCTGAATGCCAGCATTCACAAGCATGTTCAGGGCTTTTCTCGCTTTTGCTCCCGGAGTGTCGAGCTTTTCGAGTGCAGCTCCAACATTGTCTGTCACATTAGACATCGTCTCAGCCTCTGCATTGAATTCATCAACTCCTCCATTAAGGAGTGCCAGCGCTCCTCTTCCGGCCCTGACATTGCCCCACAGGTTTAGAAAATTCTCACCATTTCCATCCACTGAGTCGCTGAGGATCCCGAGGATGTCACCGAGAGACATTCCTGACTCCATAAGCTGCCCGAATGACTTTCCTGTTTTTTCCCTCAGAATAGCTGATACGTCAGATCCGTCGTCTGCGAGCTCTGTAAACATTCCATTCAGGTATGTCGTAGCATTCGCAGTGTTGATGCCCTGTTTTGTAAGTGAAACGTAGGCTGAAGAAAGCTGTTCCAGCGGAATGTTCAGAGCTGATGCTGTCGGTATTACCTGTCCCATTGCCTGAGCCAGTTCGTTTACGGTCGTCTTTCCATCGTTCTGTGTCTGAACGAGCATGTTGGCGATCTTCCCTGCATCTTCTGCCGAATATCCATATGCATTTATGATCGTGGTCAGGACATCGACCGCGTCTGCAGTATCAAGGAATCCTGCTTTTGCGAGTTTTGTTGCCTCTGCTACGAAGGCAACAACATCTTTTGTTTCTACAGATGCGGACAGAGCCTGATACGCAGCTTCCGCAAGTTCTGCAGCGCTTTTTCCGCTTTGGTTAGAAAGATCCATAAGTTCCTGACGCAACTGAGATACAGGTACCTGTGACTCATCGGATATTGTGGACATCTTAGCTATCGCATCGGTATATCCGAGAGACAGCTTTGTGGATCCGGCAATGCCTGCAGCAGCTACTGCGCTATATTTTTCTATTGCCTTCCCTGCCTCTGTTATCTTGCCGCCGATCTCTTTGAATTGCTCTCCTACTGCTCTGAAGTTGACCTGTCCGATCTGTATCAGCTGAGACTTGAACATCTTCAGTTTTGATTCTGCTTCGATGATCTCCCTCTGCAGATTTCTGTATTCTGCTGATGTCTTGTCGACCCCTCTCGCATCCATCTGAGCCTGAGCTCGTTTCAGTACTTCAAGCTTTTCACTTGTCTCAGTGATCTTCTGTGTCAGGAGCTGCTGCTTCTGTCTCCACAGCTCGACCTTAGAAGGATTGAACTTCAGTGATTTGTCGACTTTCTTCAGTTCCTGATCCAGCTTGGCGGTTTCTCTATTTATTTGTCTTAGCGCTTTTTCGAGTGGTGTGGTATCCCCACGGAACTCGATTGTTACGCCTTTTATGTTGCCTGCCATCGTGTTCTCCTATCCAAAGAACGCATTAATATCTTTCTGTGAAGCTTTGCGCTTTTTCTTTTTCTCATCTTTTTTGCCTGACTCTTTTTCGGATTCTCTCCTACGGTCGTTGTAGCTTATAATGAAGTCCACTACCTGTCCCGTCTGCATCCGCCGGATGTCTTCCATTGTCAGTCCTCGTTCGAGTCCTGCGAGGATGATGTCGTCGAGAGTGATGGCTGAAGAGCTTTTAGACTTGCTGCTATCGTCTTCAGCCTTTTTTGGTTTTTTGAGCTTACGAATCCTTTCAGGATCATCTCGTAAATTGCCGGTACAACAACGTCAACCGGAAATACATCGAACTCATGAGCCCATTCCATCGGCGGCTTTATAGTCCTGTCTGCCGCTTTTGCCATAGCCCAGGTAATGTGGATGATGTCTATGAATTCAAGCTGGAAGAGAGGAAGAAGGATCTCCTGCGATCTTCCCTGCATTGATCCGAGTGCGTCCTTTATATCCGGCAGTGTGAGCTCGTCCTTATCGCCAACAACTGCAGCGATACCTTCAAAGAGGGACATTAGCATCGGCATAAGTGTCGGTACGATATCCTTCCCGAACTGATCCCGATATTCCATTGCCCAGGCTACGCTGTTACTCAGCCGAACATCTTTTTTCCCGATTTTTATGATTTTTTCCATTGGTTCACCTCGCTATATAGAAAATAGGGCGAGGTTTCCCTCGCCCAGTCTGATTAATCTTCGAATGCAGGCGCTGTCGGTGCGGTATAGAGTGTGTCATATCCGGCATCACCAGGCTTGAATGTAGCCTTTGTAACTCCTGTTGCGTTGTCTCCCACGCAACTGATAGGAAGTGTTTCGTTTGCCGGTTCTTTTTCATCCTCAATCGTTTCGTATGAACGATTGATCGCACCAAGCGAGCAGTTGTAGAACATCGCTCTTCTTTTTTCTGCATCACCTTCGATATCGAATGCGATGCATACTCTAGGTCTTACTGCATTCTTTACGTTTGCAAGTCCGCCATTTGACAGTCTTCTGTAGCCCATGAACTGGATCAGGAATTCATCATCATACAGCATGGTTGTGAGATCTCCGGTGAATGGTCCATCGGTATACTCGCTCCAGTACACAATATTGTCTGCATATGCATTGTTTTCGTTTGATTCCTGTTCAGGGGAGAAGCTAATAGCTCCTTTCTGATGGTAAGGGGTGCCGAGCGTTACGGCTCCGTTCTCACCGACTGTGTATGTGCAGATATGTAAATTTGAAATACCAAATTCTACTTTATTTGCCATTGCTGACCCCTTTCTAAATGTAGTAGTAGATCATGAAGACACCTTCATCTTCCATGTAGACATCTTCTGATTTTTCATAGAGGAGCCCGTTATCAAGCAGGATCTGCTCGAGCTGCTCCTCCAAAGTCGGATTTTTGAGTCTAAAATATAGTTCGATCTGATAGGTGTTTTCGCGGAAGTAATGAGTATTATCCGCATCGGCTGTGTTCTGTCCGGATCCGAGCCATACGAGGTACGGCAGCGCTGTTTTTTCTTTGTGCAGGCCATATGCAACAGGGATCCCGAGGCCTTCAAGTATTGAATCGATATTGATTGCCATTTAAAGTCACCCCCTGTTCATCCTTCTTGCAATGCCAGCTTCAAATTCTTCGATGCCCATCTGTTCTGCCGGAGCAATATGAGGTATCGCCCTGGCACGTTTGCCTGTAGATCCGTACTGGTTATTGACAGCATGCCCGAACTCAAGATTCATAGTCAGTCCGGGGTATCTGCTGTTGTAAACGACATATGTCGTCAGCATTCCATCCCGGACACGCTTGAATGCCCACGCACGGGCATATTTTCCGCCGCGCTTTGTTCGCTTCGGGCTTGTAGATTTGAGCTGCCGTACAGTCTTTTCCGCTGCCTCTCCTGCTGATTCGTTCGTTGCTTCCTGCAGCCTTCTCACATCTTCATCGAGGATCTTAGAAACTTGCTCCTGAAGACTTTTCATAGTCTTTGATCCTTTCCTGTACTGTGAGCTCCAGCCTGTCTGAATCCGGCACCCTGTAGATCCTGATCACATCGAAGTGCCTTTTGGTTCCGGTCCAGTCTGTGTATTCGACTTCGCGTTCTCCATTCCAGTCCTTGTAGTGAGTCAGGATGAATATGTATTCAGGATGCAGATCAGTTTGTGCTGCCTGGTAGTACTCGTTCCTCATGACCGACTGAACTCCGCAGTAGACCTGTCTCCGTTCAGGATCCTGAGGGATCTGATTGCCTACGCTGTCCTTTGTGTAGCCTGATGGCTTTATCAGAGTAATTACATCGTCGATCATTGTTCTTTTACCTTCTGCGAAAACAATCTATTGTTCATCAGCCATCTCAGCATACGAGGCATGCCGTCCTGGCTGTCACGCTTACGCCACAGCCAGGCAGCATACATGATCTGCAGCATTGAGTCCTGATAGTTCTTGAGATCCAGTGTTATACCTTCGGTCTCTATCGCGACTCCGGCTGCCTGAAGTATCTGCCTGAGCCTGTTGTCGTATGCGGTTGTAGAGATACCGAGATCCACTTTCAGTGCTTCAAGCATTGTTTCCATGTCCATCTCGGTTCCTCCTTAAACATTTTCGATAGCTTCTACGATCTGAGCCTTCGTCATTCGAGAAGACACGCCCTCGACCCCGTTCTCCTCTGCATAAGACAGAAGCGCTGCCTTTGTGAGTGTGTTCAGGTCGAGAGCGTCGGCTCCGTTCTCCTCGTCAATTATTCCCCCGGGTTAGCGGAGTCCGGAGCGAATGTCATTGCTGCTGTCGGAGTTGTTCCGTTGATGCCGATAGCTACGAAGCCCTCTGCAATTACAGGAAGACCATCATAGCGAGCAGTTCCTTTCATGACAGTCTGATCCTGCAGGAATCTGACATGCTCTGATGTTGCGAATCTTGTTCCTGCTCTCTCTCCAAGGAGATAAAGGTCAAAGTATCCGCCGATAATGACGTTATCAGGTACGAAGTTCAGAACTTCGATGATTCCGCCTACAACAGGCATTGTGCCGTTGATACCGGCTACAATAGCGCCGTTTGCATCGATAACCATGCCGGCAGCTACTACTGCAGTGTAGGTCTGCTCATTCATGACCCATACTTTCTCGCCTCTAGCGTATCTGCCCTTTGCAGCGCCGGAGTCGATGAGGATCTGTCTGAACAGGTCTACGCCTGCCACTGTAGAAGCAATGACCTTGATGTTCGATGTGTGCAGGTCAGCCCATGGTCTAGCTGTTGCAGGATAGTCTGCAGGAGCCTGAGTCTGTGCAAGTCTTGTAACGATTCCGAGAGGCATTCTTGTACCTGTTCCGTAAAGAATAGCCTTATCCAGTGCGAGGCCGATGGCCTGTCCGATAGCTGTGAGGATCTCTGCTACGAGATCGATGTCGCTGTCCTCGATGTTTGCATTGCAGACTGCGAAGTATCCGCCGACTCTCCAGCAGCCGATCTCAGCGTCGAAGAATCCGAGATCGAGCTCGTTGAGGTTTGCGCAGCAGTCTGTCCATACTGCCTCAGGAATAACGCCCATGATCACAGCTCTTCCTTCGCCTGCTACTGTGACGACATTGACGTGCTTGTAGAGCTTGGAATACTCGAGGATATTCTCACGGATAAGTCCAAGCATTACTTCAGGAATTGTGAGGCCGACATTTGTGAGGGCTCTCTTTTCTTTGATGCATGTTCTGACTTCGCCCAGGAATGACTGAACATCTTCACGCTGCACGAATGCAGTTCTTTCCTGTACATTCATTCCGAAGAATTTTCTTCTGCTCATGATGTTTGAATCCTTTCTTTCTGTTGTGTCTGCCGGTGCTGGTGTAGGTTCAGGATCTGCAGCCGGTTCTGCAGCTTTCTCGATCTCATCAAGATCAGCTTCGAGTCCTCTGATCTCTTCTTCGAGGTTTGTCTTTTCCTGATCGTGCTCCGCCTTCTCGCGCTCGTATGCTTCGACAGCTTCTCTGACTGTTTCCATTTCTTCGTCAGTAGTTGCCTCTGCGATACTCTGCTGCAGTTCAGCGGATCTGCTTTCGAAGTCGGCATCTTTTCTCAGGAGCTCGTCGAGCGCCTTGCGCTTTGTGTCGATCTTCTTCTTGAGCATTAGTGCTTTAAGTGCCATTAGTTAGCTCCTTTCAGTCTTTCGGTCATTTCAGCGCGCCACGCGTCCGTTCTGCGCTTCCTGATCTCTTCGTATTCATCTTTCCGAGCGCTCACGGATGTCTCGGAATATGCAGGGAATGTGCATACTGATACCTCGTAGAGCTTGACCTTCTTGATCGTCCAGTGAATCGATCCGTCGTCTCGGAAGTCGGTTTCCTCCTCGAGGATGTCAAAACCGAAGCTGCACTGGTTCACATCTCCGCGCTGGACTCTTGAATACAGGTTCATCGCATCCTGGTCGTTCGGATTGATCAGGATGGATCCCCACAGTCCATGAGAGTCTTCGCGCAGCTCAAGCGTTCCTGCCTGATTGCGTCCCAGCACATACATGGTTTCGTGGTCGATCAGTGCGCGAATGTCTCCGCCGAGAGTATCCGTGAATGCTCCCGGAGCTACAGACTCGCTGGCACCAGCCCACAGGTCGTAGTTGCTATTAAAAACGGCGAAGTAGCCTTCAATTCTGAGCTCTTCGCCGTCTTCCCTCGTTTTGAAATCTGATGCGATCGCTCGCACCTGTCTAATGTTCCTGTTATTCTGCTTTTCCATATTTCTCCCTCGCCTTGCATCTTGCTGCATCGTCCGTCTGATAATATTTCATGCTGACTGCGCAGTACCTGACATGCATGCACGGCAGCCCTGTCAGTTTGCACCATATCTGTTTTGGCTTTTTGCCAATGAGTTCACACTCGTTGCATATCATCGCCATTATTCAGTGCCTCCGTTCAGCTTCGCCTGATCACCCAGTCTGTCTGCAGGAATGTAGTTCTCGAGCATTACAAGCTCGCTGAGGCCCTCTCTCGGACTCATGCCGATCTGATCTCTGACTTCGTTTCCGTCAACAACGCCCTGCTTCCGGAGCTCTCCGAATACCTGAGCGATAGTCTGAAGATCCCAGTCCATCAGCGATCTGATATTGAATTTCAGATACCAGCGCGGATTGATTATCAGCTTGCGCGTCAGTTCCTGCTCGATCTCTTGAGCGATTACTCGGACTGTGTTAGAGATAAAATTGTTCCATGCGTCCTTGTTATAATCTCCAACGCCCAGGACGAACGGCGGCACGCCGATCACCGAAGCTACTGTGCGCTTGTCCATCTCTACCGAGTCGGATATAGCGAGATCTGCGAGGCTCAGAGGCTTGATGGTCTGCACATCGAACTGATCTGCAGGAATCAGCCACGGCTCACCGGCTTCAGAAGATTCGACATAATCCTCGAGGATCTTCTTCCTGCCTTCCTTGCCTGAGAATTCATCGATCAATCCGTCGACTTTGACAACGATCGAAGGCTTCCATTTTGAGCTCATGAATCCCTTCTTTGTGACTCCTGCCTGTTTGAGGTTGTTTGCCACATCAGAGAGGATCACTGTTATTCCTTTGCCCTTCCACGGGTAGAACTTATCCGGATTGTCTACGAAGTGCAGAAGATTGTCCGGATCGTAGCTTTTGCCGTCTATGAGGACTCTGTAGCCTGTGCTGGTTGTTTCCGGCAGGAAGGATACTCTGTATGCAGGGATAGGTTCGATGTTCCTGAGGATCCCTCTGCTCGTTCTGACTGTGCATACGCTATTGCCCTTGCCGTATAGCAGAAGATTCATGACTATAGCTTCCATCCAGGTGCGTCTTGTCATGTTCTCATTCGGATTGATGTCTATTTTTGCTGAGAGCTCATTGAATATACGTGTATCTCCGGACTCGCCGTTCTGCATCAGCATGATCGGCATCGAAGATATAAGCGATGCGATCCGCCGGCATGCTGCGAACACTTCCGGATTATCAGCGAGTGATGTGTATCCGCTGCAGTGCAGATCATCATCGTCTGATGCTGTTACCAGGACTCCGATCTGCGATTTGCTTTTCGTCGCGGCTGCTCTCACGCCGCCTACCCTGTACGGCTTCAGGATGTTATCGAGTATGCTCATTTATCAGCTCCCCCACCATTCACGCGCCTTCTCGCGCTTTTCTGCATTTTTCAGTAGTTGCACAGTACCAAAAACCGAAGCATCGAATAGATCTATCCTCTGCTCCGGAGCTGTTTTTTCATATTGGATCATGTCATCGGTCTTCTCGATCGCTTTTACGTTCTGCACACAGTATTCATATGCATCCGAGTGCAGATAGTACAGGTTTCCGTCTTTTGCAGCCTTCTCGATGTATCTAAAGCCTTCGCTCTTGACGTAGTAATACTGAGGCTGGTCGATTACCTTGAAGCCCTTTGACTTCATGGTCTGAAAGAATTCCCTGGCGAACTTCTTGTCCTGTCCTACCAGCGCGATCTTGAATCCCTTCTTTTTCATTTCGAGGAACCACTTTACAACATCGGAGTAGTTGACTGTCTCGCTATTGCACAGCGTCAGCCATCCGTCCTCTTTCCAGCCGTATAGTGGTATGTTGTCCTCGTCGGCCTTCCTTGCTGCCTGAGTTACAGGGAAGAATCCGTGTGTGATTATTATCAACGTCCCTTTGTAGGTGCCGACTAGAGCGGCCGCTGTGAGGTCATACATCCTCGACAGGTCCGCTCCGCCGTACCACCTGATCGGAAGTTTTGCAAGCTCTTCTAATGTCCAGGAATACTTACTATCGGATGATCTAAATTCATCGATGTTGAAGTATGCCTTTATCGCTGCTGTGTAGATGTTCAGCGATCGTGATAAAAAGTCCTTGCGCTGCTGTGGATCGTTCTGAGCGTCCATAGCATCGCGCATCAGTTCCTCAGGCGATACTGTTACTCCGTAAGATAGATTAGCCTTTCGGTGCTGCTCTGCGCTGAGGTAGTCGACATCGCCGTTCTCGTCCTGATCAGCTCGGGCTATCATGACGAAGAGCGCATCGTCCTTGATCGTGCCATTGACGACTTTGATAGCGTTCTCCATTCTGTGATATCCGAAGCTGTTCGGATTGTCTCCGGCTGTTGTGATGCCGATGATCATTTTGTTTCTGTAGGCCTTCATCGCTTCCTTGAAGCGGTTATACTGTGCGGCCTTTTTATATGCTGCGACTTCGTCCGCAATTGCAAAGTTGCAGTTGAATGAGTCCTGACTGTCCGGATTCGATGCCAGCGCGATTATATGCAGCAGCCCATCGATCTCACCCTCTTCATCATGGAAGGTCTTCTCTATCGAATGATTGAATGAGTTGTCCAGGACTCTGAAGTCGTCGTCAAGTTCTTTGTAGTTGATATTGAATTTCAGGAAGCCGAAGGCCTCCATTGTCTGCTTGAGCGCATTGGCCACAATGTATACTTTCGATCCGGATCTCCTCTGCAGGATCCCGACCGCGAAGGCCAGTGCTGCCACGAATGCAGTTTTGCCGTTCTTCCTGGCGACCATGATGAAGGCCTCCTGGAAGCGTCGCAGATCTGAATCCGCCCAGTAGAATCCGAATAGATTCACTACGCAGAAGACTTGCCACGGCTGCAATAAAAAAGGCCGCCCCAGTAGAGGACGGCCCAGCATGTCTTCGCCCTGCTGATGCACGAAGAATCCTTCGATGATCGAGCAGATAGCATTCGGATCTTTCATTCTCAGCTCGAGATCCGGTCGAGTCAGATCATAAAGGAACCGCTGGCATGCCATGACGATCTCAGCGCCTTCGATGCGTCGGCCGGATACTACGTCCTCTGCATACTGCACCGCGATTGATTTATAATCTTTTGCGTTTATCATGATGTGATATTAAATGCCCATATCTTTGAATACGCTCTCCAGCGTCTTTTTTTGTTTCCTGCCGCCCTGCATCGCTTTGTCGTCTATAGCCTTCAGCCCCTTAGGTGTGAGGCCAAGTTCGCGCCAGTATTGCATCGCGGTCTTGTTCATGTCGTCGTATATAACGAGGATCGGATTCTTTTCTACGTTCGTGAAACCGCCCTTGTTTGTTCTCTGTACTACCGGCAGCGCTCCGGAGTCCTCATAGTATTTGCGGACCTGATCGCGCTGCTCGAGGATCTCCGCGAGTGAAGATATAACACTGTCGAAGTATTCCCTGTATGTTCCGGCTTCCTTACACGCCTGCGTGATTCTTTTTTTCCACGTCTCTTTTTTCATGAGGGAACATTGCCTCTATCATCGCCCGGCTTACATATTCAGGCTCAACAGTTATTGTCGGTATCTGAGCGTTCTCCGAGTCGAATTTCACTGATATCTTTAGAGAGCACAGTCCGTCTATCTCCGGTACAAGATCCTCTGCATTGTCATGGATCCACTTGCCGCATTCGCTTATCGCATTCCGGAGCCTTTTTCTGAATTGTACGCTTTGCAGTTTTCTGTCGATAAAGTTTGCCATGTTTTTTCTATTCTTCGAGGAGCACTGCATTTCTTCCGGTTAGCTGCTCCCATCTGTCTATGATCACATCGCAATAGTGAGGATCTAATTCCACTGTCGCGCATCTTCTTTTCAGTTGTTCGCAAGTTATAAGGGTTGTTCCTGAGCCTCCGAACGGATCCAGCACGTTCTCTCCCTTCCTGGTGCTGTTTTTTATCAGCCTTGCGATAAGCGGCACCGGCTTCATTGTCGGATGAAGTTCGGATATGCTCGGCTTTTTCTCATGAATGACTGTCGTGCTTTCCTTGTCTGCATAGATGCTTTCAAGCAGCTCTCGCATCTCGTCCTTCTTCATGTTTGCGATGTTCGGCCTTGCGTCTTCGTAGACAGTTGACTGTGTCCTGTCGTCTATGAAGTAGTGCGCTGCGCCTTCCTTCCATCCGTATAGGCACGGCTCATGGATCCACTGATAATCAGAGCGGCTTAATGGGAAAGTGTTCTTTGCCCATATGAGATTCTGCTTGATATCGAATCCTGCTTCCTTGCAGGCCAGTCTGAAATTGAGACCTTCTGTATCTGCGTGCCATATATAAAAAGCCGCACCCGGCTTCATTCTGCTCTTGGCTGCAGACAGCGCGTCTATCAGAAATGCCCTAAACGATGCGCTGTCCATGTTATCGTTCTTGATCTTAAGCCCTGTGAAGCTCTTATCGTAGTCGATGTTATACGGAGGATCAGTCAGTAGCAAGTCTACCAGCGTAGTACCCCCCCATGTAGCTTTTTTAACAATCTCGGGATCTGTGCTGTCTCCGCATACCAGGATGTGATCTCCGAGCTGATATACATCTCCGAGTTTTGACTTCGGATTCTTCGGAGGATCCGGCATGTAGTTATCATCGACCGCTTCTTCGACCTCTTCATTTGCCATGAAGCCGATCTTCGTCATGTCGAACTCATGGATCCCTGCGAGCTCGATATCTAACTTTTCGAAGTCCCAGGCGGATAGCTCTGCAGTCTTGTTGTGCGCGAGTGCATAAGCTCTGCGCTGTTCGTCAGTCATGTGATCCAGTCTGATGCACGGGACCTCTGTCATGCCGAGATTCTTAGCAGCCTTGAGTCTTCCGTGACCTTCGACTATCACATTGTCCTTGCTCCATATGCCGATTGGATCATTGAATCCGAACTGCTGGATGCTCCACTCAATTGCCTCTATGTCCTCCCTGCCGTGAGCCCTGGCATTGCCATCGTACTCCGTCAGGTCGTCTACGCTTATCAGCTCGACTCTGAGCTGTGGGGATCTGCTCATGTTGCCTCCTGATGCCGTCGAAAAAACAGGCCAAAAATCGGACTATTTTTTGAATGCTTTGTTTCTGCATTTTCAGTGCAGATTTTTGTTGTTTTCTTCATGTTCGCGCGCGCATGAGCTGTTCCTCTGCATTTGCGTGAACCCCTCCGGCAATTTTTCCGCCGTGTATATAAATGTT